AAGTTTCACCTGCTTGATCGAACACTACTCCAGCACCTTCTTGTTTAGTTGGTGCAGAAGCGAAACCGCTTAACATTACTTCTTCTTCAAAAGCTCTGTCAGATGTTTCAGTAGCGAAAATTTCAGCATGCTGATTTTCGTATCTACTATATTCCAGGCCGAATAAAGCATTCAAACCTGGCTCTAGTTCTTTAACTAGCTGTGATCGTGATATTGCCATAGTTATTCTCCTTTATCCTATATGCCTGTACCACTTCTATAGAAGTGATTGTTGATTCTAACAAGAATGTTAGCATTTGATACAGTAGTATCCTGATTTTCAGGATCTTGTGTAATATCAATTGCTTGAACCGCGAAAGTAGCTGCAGTACCTGAGGCACTTACATCTAATTGCACGCTTGATATTCCTGTTTGTGTTACACCGCCTGCAGTAGTAACAGAGTAGTTTTTGAACAAGTCCGCTCTAGTAAAAGCCTCGTCTGCGTCCATTAAAAATACTGCATCTGGATCATCAACAACAAAGGCTGTAATATTGCCTTGAGTTGGTGTGATTGAACCAGGGTAGTAATTACTGTACGTTGGCTTTTGAGTAGTTGGATCGTTGTAAAACACTCCGTTAAAAACACCCACAACAGCATCACTAGTATTGCCAGTATGTCTCTCGATATTACCAGCCGTAGTAGGCTGTACCAAGTCACCTTGGAATATCGCAGTCGCATAACCATCTGCAATTGTGTATCTGTTTTGGGCTCCTGCTAATGGTGTACCATCTAGTTTTCTGTATGGTCTAAGACCAAACTTTTCCAGTTGATTTGACATCGTCAGTTCTCCTTAACTTAGTTAGTTTATTTAATCCAAGCTATCTATAGTAGGTAATGCAAAAAAATTATTTTTTACGACTACCACCAAAGGTAACTCTAGACTGTCTATCAATATTGATAGGCATGTCCGGGTGTTGCTCCTTCATAAGATCTCGATCTACCGCGTCTGTTCTGTCTTGAGTTATTTTTCTAAAATACTCAGCACGACTTTTCAATATCTCCTCCGGTATCCTTGCCAACACAAGGCCACCAATTCCGATTAAACCAGCATGTTTTCCTTCATGGATAACAGGGTAATCATGTTCACCGATCTCACTTAAAACAGTTTCGGCTTTAACGAATTCCCAACCTTCCCTCAGTTTCTTAGATACATTACCTGGATCTTCAAAACCGTTAGTAGAAGTTCTTATCCATCTGTGTGCATATCCTTGCGGTGCAGCTGGCGCATCCAAACTGGATGGTGGAGTCCAATCTTTCTTTCTAGAAAGTTTAGTTCTAGATTCAGACTCGCGTGAAGTTTTTACTTTATTCATATTAGGCTCCTTCCTTCACGTATTTTGCGTATTCCTCTAGCGGCACCCCTAATTTCTTAGCGATAACTACCTGTGATTTGGTGAGTTTCACAGACTTGCGTCCTCCAGATCTTCTACTGACTGAACCTACGTTTTGGACGGGTTGCTTCGTAGGTGTAACTTCTTCTGTAGTTTTCTGTGCAAACTTTTGAGGGAAATACTCCTTCATACGTTTGTTGATTTGATTATAGTATTCATCACTCTCTGCGTCAATTCCCTGCTGTATTAGATCCTCATGGATCCCCATAGCGGCAGAGGTTAACACTCTATCAGAGCCAAACCATTCATTATCCTCGGCCCAAGTTTGAGCTTTTGTGGATATTTGAGGGCTAGGTTGTAATGCTACTTCTTCTGTCTTTTCTTCTTCGGTTTTTTTAGCTTTTATTTCTTTTTCAGCTTGAGCTAAAGCAACCTTTTCTTTTTCAACTGAAAGTCTTGAAAGAGAATCTTGAGCTTCTGTTATTGCATCAACATCGTTAGCTTCTAACGCAGCTTTCAATGTGTTTTTAACTTTTTCTCGTTCAGCATCTACTCTAGAACCGTATTCCTTGAGATAGTTTGAATCAGTTTCATTAAACTTTTTTTCAATTGTCTCATACTTATTCTTGATACCTTTTGCGTATTCAACTGCAGCTTTCTCTCTTCTTTCAGCCTCTCTTATTTGAAAAGTTAATTTAGAAATTCTTTTTTTAACTTTTTCAGAATAATCTTGAAGACCTTCACCCTCTGTTTCAGGTTCAGTTTTAACATCTACCTCTTGTTCAGCGACTTTGGTTTCTTCTTTAGGTTCTTGTAAAAGTTCTTTAGCAGTTTTACCGCCAGAAACATCTGTGTAACCTAAATCAACTTCTTCTTTTTTTTCAAATTCAGAACCTGATTCTGTTGGTGTTTCTACTTCTATTGTTTGATCGTTAACACCATCTGTATCTAATTCTACTGATGGATTTTTTTCTTGTATGTCTGCCATTTAGTCCTCCTAGTAATGGTGCAAAATATCGTTGGGATCTTTTATAGTTGAAATAACTTCATCGTCATTTAAAACTCTTACTTCTCCTCCGTCTATTTTGAATCTAGAACCTGCGTATCTACTAAAAATAACCCATTCATTTAGTTTACACCAAGGTCCTTTTGGAAATTTTTCTTTATCGTGATAACAAAGATCTCCCATTTTTAATACAAGACCACACACGGTAGTCATTTGTATTGTTTCTTGTGTTGTATCAGAAAGCCATAAACCGCCTTTAGTTTTTTTAGGGCCCGCAAATGGTAATACTAAAATTCTATAACCAGTTGGTGTTGGTAGACTTTCTAATGTTGATTTGTCGATCGCTTCTGGATCAAGGACTGTTTCAATTTCTTCTTTAGCTTTATAAGCGTTAAGAAGTGCGTCAGTCCTCTTCGGTATTTCCGTAGACTTGTTCATCTTCATACTCCGTTGTTGACAGCAGGTCTTTAAGATCCTGTTGCAGATCTTCTAAAGATCTGATTTGCCCTCTAGCATATTGTAGTTTCTCCATGGTGTCAACTCCGTAGAACGCTTGGTCTTTTATTTGATTAATTCTTTTTTTGAGTCTTCTTTGTATTAAAGATATTGTATCTAAGTCCATTAATTTCTTTTTAGTGATATCTTATTTTTACCTTGTTTTAATAACATAAAACCATATTGGTTAACTATAATTTTTAATACAGTATCCATATCAAATTTTGGATAATCATCGAAAACGAACACCGTACCTGGTTTAGATCTTTCACCAAAGAATATAGCTTCTTTAATAACATCTATTGTTTTATGAGGGCCATCAAAGTGAACTAAATCATAATTAGTTTTTAATTCTTTTTTATCCCTGTAGATGGGAACTCCATCTTCAAAACGTTTCATAAATTCATCATCACCTAATTGATACAAGGTAAAATTTGGGTAATCTAAATCTTTAATTAATTGTTGTTTCATGGTGTTGGTGTAATCAGCTGTATAGGAATCAGAATTATCATAATGTTGATAATCTAAATTACCATAGGGATCTATACCTATATGCCAATGCTTCTTTTCAATTAATTCTTTTAATATTATTTGAGAACCTTGTCCTTCTCTAACTCCAATTTCTGCAGTAAAAAGATCATCAGTATCGAGTGTCTTACAAGCTTCTTCAAGAATTTCGTATTCGGTACTATCCCCTTTTATCATAGGGATTGTTTAACCTAATTTAAATATGGATGCAATTAAAAAACGCCTTTAAATTTGCCGCCTTTGATTGCAGCACCCATTCCTCTAACTTTAGATTCTCCGCCATGGCTAAATTTAGGAACGGGTCTACCTTTACCCGCATCTCCATAAAGACTAGTAGTAGTATCAATAATCATTGATCTTGAGGGTTGTAACTTGTCTCTAGATTGAGGTTCACGATTGTATTCTTTTTTCTTTTTTTTCTTGCCGTAAATATCTTTAATAATTTTTTTAGCTTCTTTTCTTAATTTTAAAATTTTTTTATATTGAACTTCATCTTTTGCGATTGGTCCACTTGCGTATTTTTTAGTATCGTCACCTTTTTTTCTAATTGGCATTATAATTTTCCTTGTTTCTTTAGTTTCTTTATATCACCTTTTGTAAGACCGGTTAAGTCCACCTTAGGTTTTACCGATGTAATATCTGGAGATATTCTTTTCGGTTTAAATAAGTTTTTTATCCATTTCCACATTTTATGTCCTCACGTTAGTTGGTTTTGGCCCTGCATTACTTGCTGATCTCTTTCTGGCAACAGCAGAGGCCTTTTGCGACTTTGTCATCGCTGTGGCTTTTGCAAGTGGTACGCACTTCGGATACTTCCGCTTTGAACCACTGGCAGATTTTCTTCCACACTCTTGATACTTGCCACCTTTTTTCTTTGCTCCAATATCTACCCATTTTTCATTAAACCATTTTGTTAACCCACCTGACTTCATACCAGGTACACAATTAGGAACCATACGATCCCCTTTTTTCTTCATTCCTTTTTGAACGTACCCTTCCCAACATGAACCTTTCTTATTCACTAAAATACGCCTTTAAAATTTGTTCCTTGGATTGCAATCCCACCACCACGCATTTTTAAACCAGACTTCTCAAGTCTACCTACTGCTGATTGTGATCCCGCAGTCATAAGTTTTCCAACTTTTGCTTTTTTAGGTCCCCAATCTTTTCTTTTTACTCCTGATGGGTCTTTTGCTTTTCCAGCACATATTTTTGAAGCGTATGCATTTGCGTACGCAGACGGGTAAACTTTAAATTTTCTTTTTGCGGCTGATTTGCCTCTAGCACATAGTTTTGTCATATCTGTTGCATCCTTGGGTCTGTTGATAATATATTTTTTTCTGCTTTAGGTCTAGCAATTGAGTCTTTACTTCTTTTTCTAAGTTGAGCAATAGCAGATTCTTTCATCTGTTTTTCTTTTCTAAGTTTTTGTAAATCTCTTTCTAAGTTCATTTTTTACCTGCACCATTTCTAAAGATTTGAGTTCCCTTAATACCATATATCGATGCCACGACAAGGATCCAAAGATTTGTGAACCATGAAGGGAGCTGTGAGAACATATCGAAGAACAATTTAACCTTATCCATCGCTGTCGGGTCATCCGATACGACTGCCCAAGCGAGCACCAACACGGGCAAACTTAAAATTATCAAAACGGCCTCGTCCTTCCAGTCCGATTGTCGGGCTTCTAGAAGTTTTCCCTGGTAAGCTTCCTCACCCTGGGCCATCTTTCTTGCGTGCATCATTTGAGCATCTGCCATTAACATCTTCGTCTCTTGACGCTTCTTGAAGATGTGGGTACCTGCTTGTGCCGCCAATTTTATCGCGCTTAACCACATTATATTTCTCCTGTCTCCTTTTACTCATGAAGTCTATCATTTTATCCATTATAAGGAAAGCCCTGTAGCCGTTCTGTCTCCATCTCCAGGTTGGAGTATGATGTGGTTTTCTTATTTTACAAGGAAATATCTGTCCACCAAACATATCTGCAAATTTTTGCAGAGTATCTTGGTCTGTCATCTCTATCGTGCAAGCAAATTCTTTTTTTCTTCCTATACCCTTTGACCAAACGCCAAAGCTACCTTCTCCATCAAATATCCCAGCAAGAAAAATTAATTTAGATGTTACTGGAAGACTTTCGTATGAGTTTTTTGGTGTATTGTTCGACACTTTTAAACTTCTTTCGCGTTAGTCCTTGTGGGTTTGGCCCTCTTTTAGGTGGTGGCCCTGAACGAACACCTCCGCTTAAACCTTTTTCGTTATTTTTTCGCAATTTTTTCTCTCGCTACTTCTAAACGTTCGTCTGACTGTTGCGCTTGTTCACTTAATTTATCATATTGGAAATCTAATCTCGCTGATTCTTGCTGCATATCCATTTGTGCTCTCATTCTCGTCTCTTCAGCTTTTCTTTGAAGATCCATAGCTTTTAAATCTATCTCTTGTTGCTTTAATTTAACAAGTGGGTCTTGTTTTCCTGCTGCTTGTTGCATTTCCCCTTGAATTAACTGTTCTGTAATCTCTGCAACAGCTGTTGCAACCGCTTTATCAAAACGTATTTGGAATTCTTGTGGATTTGCCTGTTGAAGCATCACCATATTAGGGTCATTCATTAATTGTTCCCTAACTTCTTGCGTTGCTTTGAAAGAAACGTGATCAGAAATGTGAGATTGTAGTAATGCATAGACTTGTGGATTAATTTGAACCATTCTAGATTGCATAAACGCCATGTGAGCCGCTATATGCGCTTCATGATCTTGAAATTCAAACGCAGTTAGTAGTTGCATCTGTAAAGCACGTGCATTTTCCTTCGCTGGATCCATTGGTTCGGGAGCCGGTGGCGGTGGTTTCAATAATGCTTCTATTTGTTTAGTGCCTAACGCCTCATAAACACGTCTGTAAGCTTCGTGAATATTGTGAATGGCAGGATTTGAACTAGCAACTTGTAATTGTGTTTGTGCAAGCATAACTCTTTGGGCCATACTCATAATATTTGGATCAGCAACCGGTAAAATATCGACTCTGTTGTCAAAATCAGTAGCTTTAATCATTCTTGGACCACCATAAACATCGTAAGGATATTCTGGAGGTAAAAATTCACCCATAATTCTTGCTAAAATTTTAAATTCTATTTTCATAGCGTAGTAACAACGCTTATGAACACCACTCATTACACGTGAACCACGTTCCATCATAGCAACCGTAGTTCCAACAGCTCTATTTTGTGCATCATTACCGATATTGTTATCTGTTATTGCTGCAAATTTTTGTCCTGCTTGTACTAAAAAACCTAAAAGGTTAAATAAAGTAGTTGAAGGTTCTGTAAAAGGTAAATTAAAAAACTGATCTCTTATATTTCCACCCGGTGCATCAACATCTCGAAACTCTCCAGGTTGAATTGGTTGGTCATCATCCCTAACTCTAATACCACGTGATTTAAATCCTGCTGGTAAATTTTTTAAAGTACCCGCATCAATCAATTGTCTTAAAGATTGAGTTGCAGCTTGTGATAAACCACCGATCATATGTGTAAGGCCAAAGCCATAGAAACCTAATCCTGGTAAAAATTTGTAATGTACAAAATATTCTATTCTTTTGTATGTAGGATCATCTGGTCTGTAGTTTCTGTAGATAGATAAAATTTCATTTGAACCTTCATCAATAGTTACTACGTATGGAATCTTAATACTCTTTGCTCTTGAATCAAATTTTTCATAATCATCTAAATGTAAATCAACATGCATTTCAAGAATTGTATGTAGAGCATCATCCCCTGTATTTTTAACACCCTCAAGTTCATTTATTTTATCTTGCACGTTGTCCGTGGTCTCATTGTTATTAGACAACTCTACCTCACGATAAAAACCTGCTGCCATTTGTTTTAAGACTTCGTTTTCCGTCATCTTTTGAACGTGTGTAATTCTATCTGTATCTTTTAAATCGGACGCATAATAAGGAACCACTAAATCTTCCGCTGGAATAAATTTAGAGACAGGTCTTTGCATTAATGAATCGTAATATATTTTTTTAAAAGTGCTACCGGACAATGGTAAATAGAAAAGCATCTGATCCATATCAGTTGTATACTCTTCCATCTTTTCCATTAACATGTAATTCATGTAATCTTTAACTCGGTCAGCTTGTAATTCTATAGGAGGAGTTTGTACTCCAACTATTTGAGTTCTTACCGGGCCATCAGAGGGTACTAATTCTTTATACGCTTGTGCTTGAAATTGTGTAACAGATTCAGCTAACAACGGATGAGTGACATTAGAAGCACCTTTAAACGGTTTAGTTACTTCTCTGTACTTAACACCTAAAAGATCCAAACCTTTTATGTAAGCCTCTTCCCAATCTTTTCTTGATTCTTTATCTTTTTTATAATCAGATACTAGCTCTGTTGCCATACGAGACAACGTTCTCTCATCTATATTTTCTGCAAGGTTCGCATTAAAGTCATCTTCTATATTAGGTTCTTCAACTTCTTCACCTTCTACAGTTACTTCATCTACTTCATCGTTAATTATAGGTTGGCCTTCTTGAAGTTCTACTTTTTCTTCCTCAGTTATTTCAGGAATATTACTTTTTTCTACAGCCATATATTTATCCTTTTAGCCTTCCCATGGCTGAATAGCAACTAATAAAGTTTTGTTGCTTTGTTTCTACCAAGTTTACAGCTAGCAGTAACAGAGCCACCCTTGTTGTATTGCTTCATCATCATGCCACCGCCCATTTTTTTAGCGGGAGTCATAATTTTCTTTTTTAATCTTTCTCTAATTCTTTTTCCTGCATCGCTTCCAATTTTTGCAGCGGGAGTTAATCTACCAATTCTTTTAACTAAATTTTTTATAGATTGTTTAGTTTTGTCAGACATTCTTTTGCTTTCGTCTGCTCCACCGCCTTTAGTAGATGTATTTCTAAAACGATTAAATTGTTGTTTTAATTTTTCTATTTTATCTTTATCTATATCACTCATTCTTGGAAGACCACCTTTAGGTCCACTTATTGGTCCACCTGTTTTTTTACCAAGAATTTCTTTTTTCTTTTTCATAAGCTCTGCTGCACCACCAACTAAAGGTGAAACTTTTTTCTTTTTGTCTTTTAACATTTTAGCACCAAGTAATCCCATTGCAGCAATACCTAATACAGCTTTTACTGGTTTAACTTTACCTGATTTAACTTGTTCATCTTGAAGGCCCATGCCAGATGTTCTAGCTGCACCATATCCTCTTGTTGATTTAGCCATCATTCCTCCTTGGTTTGCAGCTGTGTATTTTAATTTACCTTTTCTATCATATTCTGAAATAGGGTTTTGTTTTTCTGTAATTTCTTTTTGTCTTCTATCTCTGT